TTTTCCAAAAAATTCGGCACATCAAATTCTTGTCGGTATCGAATTATTAAGAAAAGAACAATACCAAAATATGAAAAATCAAGGCGTTATATAATGTAAGAGGGAGGAAAAACAAAAAACCTCCCTTAAACTTAAATAAAAAAAACTATGACTATATTCAAAAAAATAACAGAATTAACTCTATTAATAAAAAAAGATATAGAAAACAACAAACCTTATCGCAATGCTGTTTTTGATCGAGTAGATGAAGCTTTCTGTAATACTCCACAAAATAAGAAAGATATAATAATAATGAGAATATGCGACAATTTGCAAAATAAAGGCGTAATAATATAAAACTATGATAATAAATAACAAAATAGGATCAGGCAGAATATTTGCAGGATTTACATGGGGTGAAGCAATAAGACACGCAACAAATCCAGAAGAGTCTGACACATGGATAGTAAAAGTCACGAAGTGGGACAGATCATCTGAGTCTATTTATGATTATAAAACTATTTTTTCGCATTATGAATTAAAAACTTATGGCATATATCGTAAAGATAGATCGTTAAGAGTGCCAAAAACATTAAATAGTTATGTAGAAAAAGTAATAAAAGATAGAAAGCTAATCGAAATAGAAGAATATCATAATATTTACATATGAAACTAACTCCAGAGCAATTTACAGAACACAGCCGAAGAATAAAAGAAGGTCTAGCCAGATCAAATAAGAAAGCTGGCAGGCCTCGTGTATTAGACCATAAAGAGATATTAAAACTATCTCAATATAAAACAGTTAATCAGATTGCCAAGCAATTTGGAGTTAGTAGGCAAGCAATATATAATATAATTAAATAAACTATGCTAAAAAAGATTTGCACAGACTTAGAAACAAGTAAAAAACTAAAAGAATTAGGTTTTGACGATTCTGAGAGTGAATTTGTATATTGGAATGGAAAGCCAGAATACTATCACAACTTACCGCATTTTGAAATAGGAAGAATTGAAGATTTAATTACTTGCTATACATTAGAGCAGATATTAAATGAATTGCCAAGAAATATAATGATTTCGCAAATAGTTTATGATTTATCTATTGATAATTATGATATCGGATATCACAACATTTTATTTAAAAAAACTTATATACAATTTTCAAAACAGAACAATTTAGCAACAGCAGCAGCTAAGTTATGGATAAAACTAAAAGAAGATAATGTCATATAAATCAGAAAAAAGAAGAATAGAACAAGCTTTTATTTTTATTCAATTAAGATTTGTAATAAAATATGCAATAGATTTTAAAGAAGAGTCTACAAGAGAAAAAATGCTAAAGATTACTGAAGATCAAATTCAAACAATTCTTGGTATAATTACGAATAAGAAACCAGATAAACTTTTCAGAATTGAAATTCGTGAACCAGAAAACAGCAAGCGATTAGTAAGAATTCAAAACAGAATCGCAAGACTTAATGAAGACTCAGGAATAAAAAAAATGCTTTCAAGTGGCGTAGATGGTCAAAAGTTTATTTTAATAATTTATTTTTTAGTATTAGAAATAGTAAAGCTTAACAATTTAATATTTCCCCAAGAATTACAAGAAGTATTTAATGACTTATTGGAAATAGAAAATTATAATAAAAAAGAGCATGAAAGAATGAGGCTTAGATCAGAAGCCCATGACGAAGCACCAAAATTATTAAAGAAATTGCAAAAACTAGGCTATTATGAAGTTTGACTTACACCCTCGACAATCAACCTGCTTTACCAGTACAGCAACAGAAATCTTATATGGTGGTGCTGCTGGTGGTGGTAAATCTCATTGTATGAGAGTTTTAGCATTAGCTTATGCTTTAAAAGTACCTAATATACAAATTTATCTATTTAGAAGATTATCAGAAGATTTAAAAAAGAACCATTTAGACGGATCAAGTGGATTTGTGCAGATATTATCTGAGATGGTAAACAAGAACCTAGCTTCAATTAATTATTCTACCGCTCAAATAACTTTTTGGAATGGTGCAAAAATTCATCTATGCCATTGCCAACACGAGAAGGATGTAATCAAATATCAAGGTGTGGAAATTAATGTATTGCTAATAGATGAATTGACACATTTTAGCGAATATATTTATAAATTTCTAAGAGGCAGAGTCCGTATTGGTGGTTTACAAGTTCCAGAAGGTTTGTTTGGTGTTTTACCAAGAATTGTTTGCGGTTCTAATCCTGGAGGAGTAGGGCATGAATTTGTTAAAAGTGAATTTATAGACAACAAAAATCCTTTAGAAATTTACCAAATGTCTAATGAAGAAGGGGGAATGACAAGACAATTTATTCCTGCTAAATTAGAAGATAATCCGACCATGACAGAAAACGACCCACTTTATAAGCATAAATTACTTGGTTTAGGTGGTGCATTAGCAAAAGCAATGCTTGATGGAGATTGGGATGCTATTGAGGGAGCTTATTTTGATACTTTCAACAAAGATATTCATATTGTAAAAGATTTTGAAATCCCCCACGATTGGTATAAAATCAGAGGTTTTGACTGGGGATATTCCGCCCCTTTTGGTGTGTTATGGGGTGCTATAAGTGACGGAAGTCTTATAAATATAAATGGTAAACATATTTCTTTTCCTAGAGATTCACTAATAATTTACAGGGAATATTACGGATGGACAGGGAAGCCTAACAAAGGCTTGAAAATGGAATTGCCAGAAATAGCAAAGAACACTATGCAAATGCAAGGTGACGAGAAAATGAATAAACAAGTTGCTGATCCTGCTATTTTCGATGAAAGTAAAAAGAATATGGGAATGACTCAAGCTGAGGAATTAGCAAAATATGGTTGTATTTATGAAAGAGCAGATAATAAAAGGGTCGCAGGCTGGCAACAGATAAGAAGCAGGCTAACAGGTAGAGATGGCAAGCCTCTGATATATATAACAGAGAGTTGCAAAAATTTAATTAGAACTTTACCAATAATGCAATACGATAAAACGAAGCCTGAAGATTTGGACACCTCGTTAGAGGATCATTTATTAGATGTTTTAAGATATATTTCTATGGCTCGACCAGTAACTATAGATATTAAAAACGCAATACCAGATCCAACAAGAGATTTTTGGGATAACTTCAACCCTCACCAGATAAGAAAAAACAAAAAAGTTATTAATTATGAATAGCTTGACTTTTTAACTAATTTTACATAACCTTGTTTATTATTATATAATAAATAGTTATGTCTAACGAAGATCAAAAGAAATCAAAACAAAAAGCAGACCTTCACGAGGTATGGAAAAAAGAACTAGATTCTTGTTTAAGATATCATGAAAAATATTTTGCAGAGGCTAGAAAATATGAAGACATTTATAAAGACCAACATAATTTAGACGGTTTGAATAGATATAATATATTTTTTGCTAATACTGAAACATTAGCCCCTCTGGTTTACTCCAGATTACCATCTCCGAATATTACTAGAAGATATAAAGATGATGATGAGGCGTCCAAGATTGCATCAGAAATATTAGAAAGAACAATATCTTATTTTTTAGAAATAACAAAAGCAGACACCACATTTAGTAAAGCAAGAAAAGATTTTTTGATTAATGGTCGTGGGTTGGTTCGTGTTTATATGGAAGATGGCGAGATAATAGAAACAGAAGAAGGCGAAGAAGTACTTGATAATACTAATAAAAAAGTTTATCCAAAAAGAATTGAATATAAAGATTTCTTAACAGATCACACAGCTAAAAACTGGGATGATCTTAAATGGGTTGCTTTTAGATGTTATAAAACAAAAGATGAATTACTTGATTTATTTGGCAATGATGCAAAGGAACTTGAAATGGATTCTTCTGACGAGTTAAGCAGTAAGCCAGAAAGTTTGGAGTTATGGGAGATTTGGGATAAAGTAAATAAACAAGTAATTTGGTTTTCACAAGAAAAAGTTATTCAAGTTGATAAAGACCCTTACAATTTAACTAGTTTTTTTCCTATCGCTCGTCCCGTTGGTACTGATAGCGACCCATCTTCACTATTGCCAATCCCTCTTTACAGAATGTATAAATCGCAAGCGGAGGAATTAAATATTATTGATAATAGAATTAGATCATTAACAGAGCAAATTAAATATACAGGCGTTTATAATACAGTAAGCGAGGCAAAAGATATAGAAAACTTACTAAACGGAGAAGATGGCGAATTTGCACCATTATCAGGAGTTTCAACAATAAATATCAAAGATCAAATATACGTCAAAGATATAGTACCTATTGCAAATACTATCACATTACTTAACAATCAAAAAGCTCAAATTATTAACAATATAAGAGAAATTACAGGTTTATCTGATATTGTAAGAGGTGTCAGTATAGCGTCAGAAACAGCAACAGCTCAAAGGTTGAAAGGTGATTTTGCTATTAGTAGAATACAACCATTACAAAGAGCAAATGAAATTGCAATTCGTGATACTATCGAGATTATGGCAGAATTAATCGTTGAAAACTACACAATAGAAGAGTTGGTTAAGATTACAAATTGTCAAATAGTAGATTTAGAGTCAATAGCACAGACTGCACAAG